TGAAATTTTGTAATTGTTCAGCGCCAGACAATGCTCTATCGTAGAGAAGAACCGCAGCTATCTTTCCCTTGAACATCCATCCTGCGTTATAAGCTGCAGAACCTATGTGATAGGCCCAGGGCGAACCGAATGTGCCTCCTGTGTTGGTTCTGGCGCCTCCGAGGATGTTCCAGCCTGAAGAGAAGGTTATGTCACTATTTGAGGAGGATCCGTTGTTATAGACGGTCCCCGCAGAGGACATCCAGTCATTTCCGTTACCTGGGTTCTGCCAATACCACGGACCGGAGCCGTCGGCTCCTTTGAGTCTGAGAGAATTGCCCGAAGCTCCTGGGTATGAATTTTCTGGTGCGATGAGACCCACATGATAAGCAATCGTCGGCCCATGCGAAAAATCTGGTTGCATTACTATCGTAAAATCGACATAATTTTGTGAAACAGAGGAGTATATCTCGTCATCGATGCTATACCCTCCTGTTGGGAAGTTCCAATATGAGGCTTGCCCATCACTGACCCATGAGACGGAGCCGCCCATCGTTCCATCAGCATTTTGTGCTGTTAGATCGTAAATAGTAGTTCCGCTTCCTGGATAGCTGGTTGAGTTTGAGGCATCTAGGTGTGCTATCAGTCCGGATGTGACTATTCCGCCGCCGCCGCCTCCGCCTGACACACCAAACTTCATTGAACCGCCTGTTCCTGACATCTTGATTGCACCGCCTGACCCGTGCATTCTTATAGCCATAATAATCTCCTTGGCAGAGCTCATTTCCCTGCCTGTAGACAATAACTATTGAAAAACGAATAAAACAAATGCGAACATCAAGAAATACAATTGTGTGAATGCGAACATCAGAAAACTTGTCAAGAATCAAACAAGAGCTTCTCAGACAAATCGATTTTATTAGGGTTGTGAAAACAGCATCGACATTATGATAATATTGACTGCCAATGATCAGATACATCGGGCAGCTACCAGAGAAGTGCACCATTGCCTTCAGCGGAGGCGTGGATTCTGTTGCCATCGCAGACTTTCTCGTTAGAGGAAGAAAGCACGTCCAGCTAGCTTTCTTTCATCATGGGACTGAGACGTCGACGAGAAGTGAAGAATTTGTGAAAAATTTCGCGAAGGAAAGAGGACTATCCCTGTCGATCGGTAGGCTTGAGAGGCACAAACCTCAAGGGACATCGCAAGAAGAATTTTGGAGAAACGAGAGGTACAAATTCTTGGAGATCTACGACTGGCCTGTGATCACTGCACATCACCTGGACGACGCCGTAGAAACTTGGGTCTTCAACTCCTTGCACGGTAATCCTAGGCTGATTCCATACAGGCGAGGCAATGTCGTGCGTCCTTTTCTGATCACGCCCAAAGAAGAGCTGCGAGATTGGTGCACAAGAAAGGACCTCACGTGGATTGAAGACGAATCAAACAGTGACACAAAGTTTATGCGGAACTACATTCGTCACGAACTTCTACCCAAAGCTTACCACGTCAATCCCGGTCTTCGCACTGTGATCTTCAAGAAATATCTCTCGGATGGAGGCGTCACACCTGAGTCGATGTAGTATACGTATTGTGAGGTCAAGTTGAAGAAGGTAAGGATCAACCTGCGCCGCGGCGTGAAGTCGTGGTCGTTCGTGCTATACGACTCCGCCGAAAGCGCGTATTTCCTCAAGGACGAACCTGTTTATGCGCCTGACACCGATGAAGAGTACAGAAAAGTCGTCGTCCTCCGTCCTGGCGAGACGATCGAGGCTGAATGGATTGGAGCCGAGTGGGTATACGGAGACGAGACGTCACCTGGCTTCGACGTGCCTACCGACATGATTCATGACAAGTTTGACAGAGTTAGACTTGGAAAACTTTCGATATTGAAAGGCAAAGACGGAGTCGACGACACCAATTACCTTGAGATCTATAGCGGTTGGCTGCCTGCTGGTTCTTTGCCGTGGAGGCAAGAGACTTCACCTGACAGTGTGAAGGTCACTGAGATCAAGGGTAAGATCAAATCTAAGCTTGACTTTTCTAAGCTCTTTCGTGGGACTTCACTCGAGGAAGAGGAACTCATCGAGGAGAGGAAGATGGTGTCTGACGAGCCGCTAGTCCTAAATTGACATCAAGTCACTCTGAAGAGGAGAGACACTACGATGTCGGAAGGCATTACAGCTGTCCTTTGAATATCAGGAGTTGCCAAGACTGCTATCTTGTCTCCTGCTACTGCAGAATCACTATTGACTGTGTCAGAACCTGAAGATTCGTTGACCAACGTCGCGACGTTTAAATTCCCTGTGGAACCATTCTTAATTAATCTGTACCTGACGCTGTCACCTGCATTACCTATTGTACCTGCAGTTTGAGAGACGTACATTGATACAAAGCTGCCTGCGAGTCCAACGGTAATATTTCGTATTGTTTCTGTCGCAACTGAAGAAGAGGAACCAGGATATAGATACAAAGATGCCGACTGTGATATCGATCCTGCCCCAAAAGTATAACTGATGTAAGTACCAGCAGCTCCTCCGTCCGATCCTCTTCTCGCGACTGAGAATGTCTGAGTCACTGTGAAGGTCGCCACGTTCTCAAGATTGACGGTGTAGACAATCTTTGCGGCTGTGCTTGTCATCGAAGAAACATCGCCGTAGACAACAGGACTACCTGCCGAAGTCGAAGAACCCGGAGTAACATTCGTCCCCGAGGCCGATGAAGTAAATTGCCCGGTCGTGGGCGTGCCGCCTATCGTACCGTTGAGCTCTGTTGTGCCTTTGAACGCCCTGATTGTAGCTCCTGTTCCGGAATATGACGTGGGCACACCCGACGAGTCACCGGGTATAGTGATAGAAGCAGGATCAAGAATGACGTAATACGAATCTCTGCCCTCATTACCAGTCTCACCCTTGTCGCCTTGAGAACCTGTGGCACCAGTCGGTCCCGTTCCACCTGTAGCACCTGTAGCTCCTGTCTCACCTCGGTCGCCTTGAGGACCAGTGGGGCCTGTGGGACCAGTGGACCCTGCAGGACCAGTGGGTCCAGTAGGACCCGTCGAGCCTGTGGGACCAGTGGGACCTCCTGATGGTCCCTCGGGACCGGTCGGACCCGTTGCACCTGCTGGTCCTGCAGGTCCCGTCGCCCCTGTAGCTCCTCTTCCGTCTGACGCTGGTGATGCAGTCTCGCTTAGTGATGACCATGTGGATCCTGTCCACACCATAAGAAGGGCGCCGTAAGAACTTGTGATGGATTTCGTCTTCGAGCCATCTATCAAAGATGTGGATGCAACAACGATGTTGTTTAAATTCGCAGTTCCTGATGCATCTTTTACGTAACAGGTCTGACCCGTTCGCGGAGACGACGGCATGTTGACTGTAATGGTTCCTGAAACTGAAGACTTACGTTTCACCAAGAGGATTGTCACGTCGCCCGACATGGACGTTGACTTTCCAGGCTCAACATCCACAGTCGACGTGTTCTGCGAGAACCTACCGAGGAGGCTCAGTTCGGCAGGCTTGCCAGGATAGCCGACCTGCATATCCGTAGGTGCCAAGACTCTCTTGACGATGCCTTTTTCTGACACCGCAACGAGGAAGTTTTCTGGATTTTTCGGTGTCGTCATGTCACTGTCAGGTTCCCATCAGCATATGTGAAAGAAGTTATCTGAGTGTCTGCCACCTTGCTGTAGTCCTCCTCGGACCTGTGACGTGCCACGCCGTCGAAGTAAGGGACCGACGAAGTGACTTCTTCGCTTAGGTTTTGCGATATGGTCAACGCGGGGTCGACCTGAACGTTGTAGATCTCACCGATTCCGCGAGCGTCTCGTCTGTAGCGCTGGCGCACGAAGTTGACTTGAACAGCGGCCGGCAAGACCTTTTCGACCGACTTCGACTTTTTCTTGCCAGTTATACCGAGCGTGACAGAGTCCTGCAGGCTTTCGTTGGACTCCAATGGGTCGTCATCGAATACTGAACTTTCTGTATCCACAAATTTCGAGTATTGACGCTGCTCAAGCATGTCTCGAAACTGTCCGTAGGAGCCTCTCCTGAACACCACCTTGGTGTTGGCGGGGAAACCGCTGTAGAGACCGTACTTCCAGCCACGGATCACAGGAGAGACTCCAAAGAGAGTTCCGCTGTGGATCAGTGCATTATAAGGATACGTGGTCTTATCATAGTTTATTCTATTTAGTGTATAGAATTTATATGCGCTAGTGTACCTATCGACTACTTCTTTTGATGGTTTGTTCCAAGAGGGGAAGGTATAGGGCATGCTATACACAGCACCTCCGAGCAGTTCTTCTGCATCTATCCTGTGATCTCTGTTGATGTTGCGGAAAACTGGGTAATTATTTGCTCCAACAAGTGATCCTGAGTCAGGAAGAAAAGACTTTGGCGTGTATTGTATTATTCTTATGTTGGATACAACTGCCCTGTTAGGTTCAGGACGAGGCGCGCCTGCACCGGTTCTATAAATGAAAGAAAATTTGATGTTGTATTTGCCCGGGTCAATTGGATAAGGATAAGGAGAACGCGCCAACCAAGTCTGGTTTCTGTAACCGTCTCGGGGCCATCCGATAGAAATGCTACTTGACATTCCGTTGACTCTTAGATCGTTCTGTTCCATCACAGCAAAATTGTATTCAGGAACGGATATACCTGATGCAGAGCCAGTTAATACATCTAAGTAAGTGAATTCTCCGTTTCTCTCACCAGACAGAGTAATTTCAAGCGAGCTTGTAAAGTTAGAACCGATTGCTCTGTCGTATGTCAAAGTCCACGGATAGTCTGATGTCACCTCCAGTGTTATGTCGCTGCTAGGACCGTTGGCTGTCATGTCACCACCAGACGTTGTGTCTGTGTCTGATGCAAGGACGATAGAACTCCATGGACCTCCCGGAATATCATCAACTAGACCTGCATCAGTCGGGAAAGTAGAAAAGATAGGATCGTAAGCGTGCCAAAATATTCCTTTTGTTGGAGCCAAGAGGCTGCCGCTCAGATGATTAAAGCGTCTTTTGACACCAGATTTCGAGCCTGTCATGAAGACGTTCGATGGGTCGGTCAGAACTCCAGCAGCAGAGACCCACTTCCATGCACGTGGGTTGGTTGCCCCAATCCATCTCGTTTTTAGGCCTAGTGTGTCTATTCGACTTGCCTCAACGAGAGTGGCATTCATGGCAGCCGCAGATGTCACACCGCGTTCAAGCCAACTCGTATTCAATTCTGACATGCCGGAGGTAGTTATCCAGTACCGTGGGTCGATTCCTCTTCCGTTCCTCATGGTGGCAGTTTGCCAACTGGCATTTGCACATGTATCTTGGGTAGCAAATCCAAAAGTCGAATAGCCTGCGGTATTTACTCTAACTCTTACTGATAGATTGTTTGATCCTGGTATAAACTCTGGTGTGACGTTGGGATATGTAATTGTTGGTACGTATTTTGTTCCGCTCGTGCTTGGTTTTAGAATCATTGCATCTATAAAATTTTGCAACGAACCAGTGCCTGATGTCTCAATCAGGACTTCACCTGCTGTAGGAGTCAAAGCTGTTCGAAATGTATAGACGGTGCTGTCTATCGTAACCGTCTCACCGTCACTGAAGTTTGACACGGGAGAACTGAGACTGAATGTACCTGTGGCATGCAGGAGGTCTATCGACGGTTCCAGCAAACGTCTAGAATACGTCATGTTGTTGAGATCCCCAAATCCAAAAAGGAATCTCACGGTGTCGTCAAATGTCATAGATCCCGTGAGAGGTTCCGGACCAGGTCTTTCAAAAAACCCTGGTCCGAATGCGGCTCTCCACGGCTCTAGCCAATTTGTCCTGTCGTCAGAATCGTATAAATTCATGTCACTGGGGAAGAGATAGCTCATTCCGTACATGTCGTCAAAGTTGGGATTCAGAGGATCGGCAACCATTTGCGATTTATAACCGTATGTTCCCGTGACTTTGTACTCTGACCTAAAAGTATTTCTTCCACCAAAGCCGCCGAGGATGTCTGGGCGGACCTTGCCGGGAAGTATCGGCATGAAGTGCTTTATCCTTTTGGGTCTTTCGATGGAAGATGTTATGCTCTTGAAATTATAACCGTCCCAGTCTGCTATGTAGTTGGCATTGAGCCCTAAAGCATGCGTATTCTTTACTGCTCTCTCAGCATTGCGGTACTTTGCTTCATAGGGATAAGACCAAGTCCAATCGTTGTTCGAGAAAGCATTGTTGCCTTCGAGACCCGACGAAAAACCGTCTTCTGGTCGGTCCAGATTGATGCCTCCCCCGTTGAAATACATGAATCCCGCACTCTCTGTTACTACATTTCCTACAGGACTCAATAGCGGCCAAATCCTGCTTTCGTTGAGAGTCTCATATCCTGGGCCCATTGTCTTTTTAACTGTCCAAATATTGGAATCTCCATCTGCTTCGAAGCACTTGGACAAATTAGGCAGACAAGAATCGTAGAATCTCTCCTTCGAGTCGAAGGCCTGTGCGATCCTGTACGCCGTCCTCGAGACGCGTGCGCTCCATGGTACCTCCCTGAATGACTGAAGTGGGTTGTATGATACTTCTGCGGTTCCTGCAGCACCCTCTGCAGGAGATTCTTCACCCGCATAATATTTGCTGACTGCACGCCCGCGTGGGCGGGTACCTGTCACAAAGGTCCTAAAGCGCTTACTCCTCCCGACGTTTGTTTCAACAAGCATCGTGCCAGTTACATAGTCGTCGGCTGTAGAACCATAGAAAGATGCTGCATAGTCGATGTCGAATTGGTCGAGAACAGGCTCGTCACCTATGACGTCCTTGACTGCATCAGTGAAGACGGGATCATAGAACTTAGTCATCTGCTGTATGTGCTTCCTTCCCTCACGTAGGAACCGTAGAAAGTGATGTTGATACTTCCGGTGGCGAGTGTGACGTCATGCCCAGAAGAAGACCCTGTCCAATAGTTTTGAACTCTTAGGATGTGGCTGCCTGTGTTGGCGGCTGTTGAGTTAGGAATACGGCAGTTGCTAGACGACGTCGCGGGCCGTGTCTTTGACATTGCGAGCACCAGTCTTTCTCCAGGCCTCACCAGGTAAGGCGAAGGCGTAGAAACGGACGTCAGACCTCCACCATCCACGAGATAGAATCCTGTCGCCATCGTTCCATTTGTGTAGTAAGGAGGTCCAGGTGCATCCTTGAAGGGAGGACCAGGATTCAGTTTGACGTAGGGAGGAGAAGACAGCGCATACGGTGCAAACCAAGGTGCGATCGTAGATGACAGCTCTTGAAAGGACGCTATTCTATCGGCCTCGTCGCTAATGTACCAAGGATTGTTAGCCTCTTGGCCCGTCGCGACCGGAAGTGTGTATTCTTTCCCGAATATCGAGCCTCCGCTCGGTGAGAAACCTGTCATCCCGCGTCCGTAGGGATCGCACGGCCCATGCCGCAACACAAAATCTTCGGGCGCTTCTTCGAAAAGCCTAGGATCTTTCGGGACATCGTACCAAGAAGATACAGAAATTCTCTTCCACGTGTTGTCCAAGAAAGTCTCTGGGACCGTGAGGAAGTTGATTAATTTGTTGCTGTTATAGATGGGATCGACTGAACCCGTAAAAAATACAGGTGCTGAAAGAAAAGTATTCAGTCCGTTTGAGACTGCAGCCTCTGTGAGAAACTTCACAGAACCCGTAAATGTGTTTTGATTGCTGGGAGAAACTTTTGCGGAAACTGATGTCTCCATTCCCGACATCCACATCAGTAAACCGTATGGATTGGTTGAGCCGCTCGGGACATGCGTGAGCCGCTTGTTGTCTCGCGTGTGGGTCAAGACACCAGTTAGTATCAAGTCTCTGATCTTGTTGGGCCCGTATCCCTTTTGAGAGAAAAGGGAAATTGTAATTCCTGGTCCTCCCTTGTCGATGAAAGTAGTTGCCGGGATCGGATTGGCTTCGGTTGAAAATGCACCTGTCACCGTCGAGAGAGTAGTCATAGTTCTGTCTTGAAACCAAGACTCACCGAGAGCGAATGGTACTTCTATGACAGCCTTCTCTATCAAGAAGGGTCTGTCTATCTCTATTGAAAAAGTCTGGTCTTCTGACGCATCGTAGGTCGAAGAGCGCTGTACACTCTTCGGATAGTCGCCATTAAGTTGCTCTAGCGCTTCAGAAATCCTGCTTTTATTAGGAGATCCTATGAAATCTGCGCTTTGATTGAAAAAGGGGTACTCGACTTGTCGATGCATGTTTAGACTACCCGACATCACAGAACGACCGTAGGGATCAAAACCCTTGTAGTCCTCGGAAATCAATGTGCCTTGCGTGCCCAGTAAACCAGTAGTACCTGAAGGGACTCCCCACAGCGTGTTGACACAAAATTTATCGAACGGCCCCACGTGGTCAGTGACAGAATTTGGCGGAAGGCGCCATTGCCCTGCAGACTTGTCGAAGTAATAGATGCTTGACGACTTCGCAAGCATCTTTACGGGATTCTTTACTCCGAAAGATATTTTTACCTGGTCCTTCGTCTTCAGGTCCCCACTAAAAGTGCCAGGTTTTTCTCCAATGCTTACCGAAGTGGATGTGCTGTAAAAAGACCCAGACGGTTGATGCAACTCGAAAATCTTGTCTTCAGAGAAAGGCTTCATCTGCCCCTCCTCATCATGTACTCAATCGACATGTCGTTCACAACAGAGTCGAGCAAGCCTGGGTATGTTCCTGATCTGACAACCTGAATGCTTCCGTCAGCATATAAGCTAGCTACATTGCCATCCGGAGAATTTGTAGTTGTTTTTTGTGAAACAGGCAACATTGTGGGATATTCTACAGCCTGTGTCGTGAACGATAAGGTCTTTTGGTCATCAAACATTGAGCTTTCATTGCCTGCAAAAGAAATTGCATCCCGAAGTTGAACTATTGATCTGTTCTGTCGATGACGTATTCTAGGGGGTGAAAATTTGAGTATTGCGCCTTCTTTCTCTCTTGCGGGCCAATTTGACTGAGCAGTAAGCCTGGCTGAACCAACTAAGTATTTTACTATTTTAAGGAAATGTAGGGATCTACAATATTTCGATCCTCCTGTGTCCGTATAGAGACCGTCATAAACAGCACCCCCGTTCTTGTACACACCTCTTGAATCTGTAATTCCAAGAAGCGGACATGCGTCACGGTATCTGTCTGAATAGAAGCTGGGTCCTGATGCGAAAATGCCAGTTACAGCTCTCTCTCCGTTGGCATCTTCGAATATTCGATCAAAAATCTTAGGTGCATATCTGAATTCTATTTTCCCATTTTCATAGATCACAAGATCAAAATGAGCTATTTTTCCAAGCTCTGACGAAATGTTCTTGGTAAAAGACTTCCATCGAACTACTAAAATTCTTATCCCGCTTTCACTCTTGCCTTTATAGTATTTCACGCCTCCGTGTTCTGAATCAACGCCTCGAGGATAAGGCGAAAGTCCATTAGCTACTGATGATCTATCCGTGCTCAACAACGTGAGATAAGCGTCAGTCACGCCTGCTACGGGGTCTAAGTCACGCCAGACGTTCTTCATGTCTGTCCCAAACCACGGTGCTAGAAAGACATCGTCATGTGCAAATGTGCTTAGGATTCTTGATGTTTGATTAAAGCCTCCCGTGAATATGTCGTTGTAGTTGCTTAGGCTTCTGCTTTCTTGAAGAAGCAATGCCCACCCGCGGACATTGATGTGTATTTTCGTATATTCAAGATCATCAATTTTGAATGTGAAGCCTATGGGTATTGTGCATTGACCGTCTGTAGCACCTTGTAGATACGCACCAGCTCCGGGCGTGAATTCTCCTGTGGCAGGTACATATTCCATCTTTGAGCTTGCTATCGGATACAGGCCTGCATTGGGACCAGCCTCTTTTGTAAGAACGTAGTCCTCCAACATCCGCCTCTCGTCAGGAGTCCTCTTGGATTTAGGTGAAGCTGACATCAGTAGAGCATGCCTCCGTAAGCTATGGAATCTGTGCCCAAAGGAACATTGTCGTACATGAAACCCGTTGATGCAGACTTCTGCTTCCGATTCACATAAGTCGTACCTAAACTTGGTAGTTCTTGTATGGCAGCTGACATCTGGTCTCCGTATGATGAACTGATAGGATAGCCTCTAGGGATCTCAAAGTCCTCAAACGGCATCAGTCTGCTGGGTTTTATGAAGATGTAACCGACTGAAGGGCCAATAAATACCTCTTCATCTTCGTCAGATAAGCCCACCAGATCGACTGCATCAAGGAAGGGTGGGCACATCGAACCTGTTACTGTGGTTGTGTGTTCATACACGCTTACAATCTGACTAGTTGCGAATCGAGAATCCATGTTTCCTTCACCGAATTCTCCCCTTGTCGAATGTGGCTCGAAAGGAAAGTTGATCGAGAAGTTGGAGATGACCGGTCGGATCGGGAACGGCTCTATGATGCCATTGAGGATGTAGTTCTCTGACTGGTTCGAATCTATCGTTATAATTGGGTAAGTGATGAACTGTGGGTCACCTCCCGTTTCCACGTACCTCACAGGATTGAAGAAGTCTATCTCGATGAATTCGTCTTCAGATATAATGCTTGTCTCTGAGTATCCGAAACTTAAGTTCTCGTAGAGATGTCCCGGAGTGCCTGCCGTTATCTTCGACATGCCGGCAACCCAGTGTTTATCTTCTGTTATCTCTATGCCAGTCCTATATGCGTCATAGCTTCCTGAGGAATAGTAGTCTATGCTTAGAGAAAGTATGTTCCTCGCACCGCCAGCGTTGTCGACCACGGTGCTTGACGTAGGATGGATAGGTGAATTATAGATCGTATCGTCCTTTACAACTCGGACTCGTGACATGAGTCCGACTACCTTATTGGACCCGGAAAGCATTGCAGGCGTAGACGTCTCCGTGAACGTCCTAGTCTTCCGTAGCTTGACCTGCTCCTGAGTGTTGAAGTAGTTGCTCTGGGAGTCTATGTTGACGAAGTCTATGTTGTTGTCGCGCTGGTCGTTGATGATCGGCATCTCAGTACTTCTTCAACTTTCCGACGATCTGCTGCACAAGTAAACTATCATCTATCACCTCTCGGACACCCAAGTAATTTTGACTGTGTCGATACATGTTCTTGTGTCTCTCTAGGAGGTGAGACTCTACAACGAAATTGGTGCCTTTATAGAGTGTCTTGCTGGGAAGGAGCTGCTGGATGAAGGATGAGATGGAGACGTCGAACCATCTATAGAACTCTAGAAACTTTCTAAAATCGGGCTTTCCCGATAAGCGATTGAAATATACATCACGGAGGCGGTCCATGTCCGGATAGTCGGGTGAGAACATCATCTCAGGACGACCTAGCATGTCGTTGATCGTGTCAAACGAGGAGAACATCGAGATCATGTCCTTGTCGAGCGAGTCCACCATTGAGAACTCTATCGAGAGCCGCGTGTCGTCCATAGGTTCCTCCTGAAGAAAGAGGACGTTGCTGAGGTACGACGGAGCAGGCACCGCCCAAGGATCCTCGTCCAATAACTTCTGCTCTTGAAAGCTCCTGACACGTATCTTGTCAGAAGTGGACGCTTCATCGAAGGCAGGTGACATGTAGGTGTAGCTGAAGAGGTCGCCGACTAGGACCCTTGACTCCGGAAAGAAACCACTTCCACTTGTCTCAGAAGTATTCAAGCTAAAATCTAGGAATTTCAACTCACCCAAATTATCGGCATTTCTCTGCGGCTGCTTCTGTAGCGTGTCGAGACGAAGCTTCTGGAAAGATCCTGACGTTGCCGTCACGAAGTTGTAGTTGGTCAGGGGATCATCGACGCCGACTGACTTCGGGTTGCGGACGTGCTCTCTCCACTCATTGACACTAATGCCCTTGGACCAGAATCTAAGGTTGCCTGCCCATCCCACAAATTCTGTGATCCGGGCTTCGTCAGATACATTGAGGGCGTCATTGAGGAACCTATATCCCATCATTGCATCAATCGTCTGGTTCGTGCCGATGCAGATATAACTTCCCGATGCGTTATAATTTGAGGAGACGGATTGCAGTACGTTGCCTTCTGCTGTCGGTTGTTCTTCGAAGAACGATGCTGTCACATAGAACTCGTTTCCTTCTGCATCCTCTGTCTTCCCGGCTCTAAGGAAGTAAGACGAAGACACTATTGAGTCTATCTCGTCGTTTCTAAATCTGCCAAATGTTATGTTCCACTTGTCACCGTCGAAGATTCCTGCACCGCTCAGAGGAAGAGCAATCTCTAATACAGGTGAAGAAGTCGAGAGACCCGGCCTGTAGTATGCTATCACTTGTGCCGGCGCCGGCGGATATTTGACGTACTGCGTCGCGAGGACATTAGCCACTACCGCTGGGTCAGATCCGGCGGCGCTGCCCGTTGTGGTCAACCTGAAGAGAGACTGGTAGCCTGACGGTTCATTTATCGTTTCGACGTTCTGCAGAGGTATCTTAAAGACGCCCTCGATCGTCCAATACCCCGACGTAAGAAGACCGTCTGACGCGTCCGTGGAATCTGTGTTCCGTCCTGTCAATGGGTCTGTCAAGAAAGTACCTGCTATCTCAGGAAACCCTGGTTCGACTCTGGATGCCGAGAGGGGTGGAGTCACCACGAGTGCGCTCGAAGTGAATGCAACAAATGCACCTGGTTCGAATCTCTTTTCTCGGGACGCCACGAGCTGCTTGGTCGTGGGCCCACCGTACTCCCTTATCCTCAGTGAGTTGTCTGGGTCAACGCCGACTGAACGCAGAAAGGAACGTATACTGTGTTGTGTTCCTTTCGACTTGACGATGTCATTCATGTTGACCAAGACGCGGCGTGTCAGGATTGCTTGGATCTTCTTGAGTGGTGTGTTGATGTCCGAGAGGCCTTCGATGTTCTGTCCCTCAGCGAACTGTTCAAGTGTGGAGTGGTTGAAGAATTTAGGCAAGTACATGCCGTATGACCTGATAGCGTCCTCCAGGAAGTTGTCAGGTATCGTGTCGTTTAGTTGGTAGTCGACTGTCCTGAGAGTCACGAAGGCATCGATGTACGTCTTTAGTTCATCAAAAAATTTAGCCCAGATGTAGAGGAACGATAGGATGATCTGTACAGAACCCTTTTCTCCTTGACCTGGGATGCCTATTCCGCCGTAAGGCTGACCTCCCAGCCCTTCTGGATTTTCGAAGCCGTCCTCGGCCGCTCCTTCGAGCAGGTAATGCGGGGGAACGAGTTTCAATATGTTGTTGGGATTGTTTCTGTCGTATTCTTTCGCTTCAGCAAGGAGCGAAGCGTTCAGGTCGATGACTTCCTGATATGCGGGAAACAGTATCTTCGTGTACTCTTTCCTCTCCTGGGTGACCACGTTGTTTTCGTCTTCGAGGGCATTTACTCTAAGATCGAAACTGAAGTTTTTTACGTTGGAATGCAGGGAGTTACCTGAGCTGTCGAGTACGATTGAATCGACTGAGTAGTTCTTATTGAGAGACAGAGAACCTGAGGGCTCGTTGAACCTGAAGTAGAGTCTCAAGTCAGGTGTGGAATAAACACCTCTAGTTATGTTCAGAAGCTGTTGCTTTCCTGGTCTTACGCTGTGATAGACTCGGAACTCGTCCAACGTGCCGCTAAATGTCTGTGTAGGCGTGACGAGCGACGTCCGTGAATAGAATGAGCTTCCCGATCCAATGAGAAGATCAGCTTCATCGACTGTAATTTTGGAAAACCTGATGCTGTTCTTGCTTTGCGCCTTGAGCTCGGCATCCAAATAGAATTGAAGGCTGTGCTCCCTGGTTTCTTTGTTGAGAACAAGACACAAGTGATTGTATGATCCCTTCCTAATAGGATAAGAGACGGCATTCTTGTTGGACCCAGAATTTACACTGAACACTGCGTTCACGGTAGTGGTCGACATGGAAGGCTCTAGATAAAAAGTAAAGCCGTCTACCTCTGATGAAGTTTTTTGGAATACGACCTGGGTGTCGTTGACTATTTCTGGTAGGTATACTAGCGCCTCGACGGAGAGCGACGCGTCGTCGTCTGGATTGATGACCACTTCTCCCTTGTTGTTTTTTGCGAGATCAGGATACAGGTTTCCCGACTTGTCCTTTACACCTATCCACGTACCAAGCTCTGCCGCGAAACCATTTGCTGGGTCCTCTCCTGCTTGCGTTCCGGAGAAATGTAATGCACCTGACCACTGTGGGAAAGAGTCTAGAACGTACTTTTCAAAGCCTGTGAGAGTATCCATGTACTCTTCCACTTCCTTCTTCGTGCCGTCGAAAGGATAGCTGTTGATGATCTTGTTGAAGGCTTCGTTTACCTTCACCTCAGCGGAACCGAAGAAAGTGTGGTTCTCAAACTTCGACCAGTCGACGTTGAGCTGTTGTGTGTTCTTCAGCGGATAGTCGAGCGGGTCGTATTTGAAAGAGCTTGTACTGCTGTGACTTGAGTCTGAGAGATTGTAGTCCGCATAAGTGGTCTGGACTGGTTTGGAGTCACTCAGAGCCGCCTTGAGGAACGAGGGTACGTAGGGCGAATTCGATCTTGTGGTCATTTCTTCGTCCTCATGACTCGACTTCCTCTATCCTAAATGCGGGTGACACATTCATGTGTCGAGTTTTCACTCCGTTGTGATGAATCATTATGTCGATCGCATACGTCTTTCCAGGTCCTAGACTGTCCACGTCGAGCTTGAAAAACATACCCTCTGAGTCACTCGATACTTTCGTAGAATTCATCACGTCGTCAAAGGGTATGACAGGATTGTCCGTGACTGCGTCTCTCACTTGATAGTAGACGCTGTCGAGTACTGTACCGCTTAGAATGGTGGGTATTCTAACGACCTTGATGTAGGGGCTTGACCTGTCGAATATGTTGACCCTGACGAGAGGCTCTTCATCCGTTCGATAAGTTTCGCTCACATTCAATACGCTGACTTCGTAATTTTTCAACGCTCTCGAAGAAGAGCGAACGGGAGGTCTCGCATATATCGCGGCGCCCGAGACATACGTCACCGTGGAGTCGAGAGACGTCCAGAGTGGCAAGAACTTAATCGAAGAAGACACCGACAATTTAGCTTTTAGAACGGGGTCGTTGGACGTCAGGAAAACGTTAGCTGTGTAAGTCCCAGAAACGAACTTGGCTCCGTTGTCTCCAAGGGAGTACTGTGATCCTGTAAACGCGAGAGAATAAGTTCCACCCGAGACTTCTGTTACAAGCTTGAGGAGGAGAGAGTTACTGCCGACCACGGGGACGAGCGACGAACCCGAGGTCATGTTCGCAAGGCTTCCGCCGTCGTAATTGTACAGATTGATCTTGCATGTCTTGTCGAACGTCAGATTGAGCGAGTCGTCATTGATTGAGTCATCAAATCCCACGACAAGTTGCGGCCTTTTTGTGTCTTCATACGCATGCCGAGACGCGAATCTTTTCACGAAATAAGTGAATGTATTTTCCTCTAGCGTATTTTTGAAAGATATTCTGAAACCACTGTCTGGTAGTTCATTTGATAGTGTGGCTGAGACTATCTTCGTGACGTCGACCTCGAGGTCTTCTTCGCCAGTCTTGAAGAGCTGTGTCACTTCCGTAGAAGGAATGCTAATCGAAGACGTGATGTAGTCACCGCTCCCCGTCGCGTAACACGGGAGAGAACAACCTGTGAGAAACCACGCTGAGTTCAGCGAAGAAGACACCCAGTTGCATCTGTCGGAGTCTGAGTAGTAAGAAACGTCCTTGCCTATTCCCTCGTCGAACGACGCCGAAAGAGGAAAGACGCTTACGGTGAAATTCGCGGGTGTGGGCTGACCTCCATACACGTCCCTCAGTTTTAGTTTACACCAAAAGCTGTCGTCGTCGACATCTATCTTATTCTGCTGCACGAGGTCTCGAAGACCGTCCAAATCGAAGTGGAGAAGAATTCTAGAGAGCTCCACGTTCGGTTCCTTGCTAGGAGCAGAACCGCTAAAAGTAATTCCATACAACTTAAACAAATCGAGAGAGCCTGCTTGACCTACGTTGCTGCCGGTCACTCGGACTCCTCTGACTACTTTGTCAGTGATGTATGCGTCCTTGTCTGCTCCGAATATTTTAAGCATTTGACACCGCTTTACCTATGATGTTGACGTCAGGATATTTAATCTCGAAGATGGCGCCCTCGGGTGGGTATATAATCTGATTCTTCGTGTTTAGATTGACGTCGTAGGACACAGGAGAATATTCACGGTTCTTCACAGTGCCGTAGATGTTGTTGAACTGGATGTCTGTTACTGATATTACACCTTTCACGGCGAATATTGTGGAAAGAACGTCAGAGACGATGATTGGCTGCCCTATGTGGAATCGCGATATGTCAAACTGTGTCTTAAGGTCCCTTATGATGCTCTGAAGCAAAAGCATCTTGTTGAGTGAAGGATCCACCAATACCTGGAAATTGAGCTCCAGATTAATGATTGCAGCATCGAAAATGTCGATTGCATCGGACACCATTCTGTAGGAATTTAAGTACCTTCGGAGATTTAGCTTCAGCTGGTCTGGTGAAGTTATGAGTTGTCTCTCCGTGTTGCGCGAGATGATGTACAGCCTCGATGCCAAAGGATTGTTGGGATTCTTGTTCATCGTCGCCCTGAACACTCTTCCGAAATTGCTCGGCATCGTGTAGACCCTCGCGAGGAGGTCTTCCTTTGTGACTATCCTTTCCTGAGAATTTTTGATCGATGGAATCAGCGCAAGCAATTCGTCGCTCGTCGGAGGATCTTCGCCTCCTGCAGCTGGTAGGGGATTTGATGCTTCTATTGTGTTTCTCACTTGAAGTTGTCGACCAGGAAGCGGATTTTCCGGAAAGAAAGTTATGAGACCTGTGATATTTTTGATGGTGTTGGGTGCCACATTGTGATTGAGACCCCCGCCGTACCGATACACGACCGTTATTGTAGTGTTTGCGGCAGATACACCTAACGTTGACGTTTGCAACATCTTCTGCGGATTCACTGGGACTCGTGAAAAAGTCTGCGAATAGGGGAGAGGAATGGAAAATTCCGAAGGATCTGGTATGATGTCGTCTTCTAAGTTGTCAGCTGTGCCTCCTCCAAACAACAACGTCGTTCCACGAGAGCTTAGCGAAACTTCTTTTACGAATCTATACGGAGCGGGTATCACCTTCAAGTTGTCCTTGACCAAATTTGACTCTGTACTTGTATTCGTGACATTTCTATAGACAACATCGTGAGTTAAGTTGCCCACCTCGTAGTACTTGTTCCCTATTCCATCAGACACATCGATTATTTGCGTAATGTTCGACTGACCTAAAGAAACTCTTCTGAATGGGACAAAATCTCCCCACTGGTATGTCTCTGACGTCTGATTGCCTGAGGAGCATAGACCTGATTTCTTGAGTATCTTCGAGATTATCTTTCCGCCCAAGCGCCTACCATTGGTCATTTCGACAGCAGGATCTACGAACAAGACACCCGTGACAGGATCGGCCTTCCAGAAATCAACGTCTTCCATCAGTGTGAATGTGATGCCGCTGTTGGACTGCAGAGTAGTTCCTTCTTTGATCGTAGGAAGAAGATCTGGGTCTGGTTCGAGGGACCCGTCATCTAGAACTGGTATCTCTACGTAGAAATCTACACTTGCTAACGCCGCCGATGCTCCTGTGATTGGCACCCCTGCATTCCTCAGTGCTCTTTCTTTGTTTTGAGTCTCTACTACTGTGTCGCCGTGGAGCTCGCCGTAGAGATGGTCCATGTAGAAAGACATGTTGTCGCCGATGTAGGCGGCCATGTCCAAGAACAAACCTCCGATCGAAGCTTCTGAGAAGTCACGTATCCTATCTGGATAATATTGTCGGGCATAATCGAGAAGTACAGCTCTAAATGAATCGAAGTCTCTCGCCAGATAGTTTCTCTGCCTCACTGACTTGAGTGCTACATTGTTGTCTTGAATTGACATGTGGACCTTTCAGTAAATAAGCAGATCTATCAGATAACGTATAGAACTATTTGCACGGCTTTCTTGTCTGTGCTTAGAGCAGGTATCCTATAAGTGACATTGACGTTAATTATTCCGACATCCTTGTTGCCTATCCTGTCCACAGTTGATGTGAACTCTTCAAGTTCGACAAAAGGCATCCATGTTCCTACAGTACTTTTGATTCTGTCTATTGCCCTGTTGTCGAAATTTTCTTGTGACACGAACTCTGTGGTGAGCGGTTTTAGATTGGCACCATACTGATAAAGTCCAAGACGCTCTCCCCAGTTTGTCTGCAGAAGATTTCTTAAATTGTCGGCAAACTGTTCCTCTAGACTGTAATTCATTATCAACAGACCGTCGGAACTACCTAGCTGTAGCGGCGTCTTTATTCCAAAGGGAGTCGGTGTCGGAGCTTGAGAAGTGTCTTCTAGGTCTTTTTGCTCCTGTGTCTTACCGGAACTCTTGAAGCTGTAAGTCGCCATGACCGTAACTATCAATCACATCAAGTTAAGCATCCTACTACGGCGGAGGAGGACCTGGCATCGGTTGCGACTGATCCGGCTCATTGTCATCATTATTGTCTCCGATTATTGCCTGCTCACCGCCCGCGTCCACCACCGGAGGACCTTGCTCTTTGGAATTTACAGGATCTGATCCCGGTTGTTTGAATCCTTGCGTCTCGTAAGGATTACCGGAGATGACCTTCCACGTATTGATCAAAGCTCTCACGACTCTTCCGTCACCCATGGCCCACCAGCCTGGTGGGTTGCTTGTCGGTCCCATCAATCGTGGTTCAGGTGAACCAAACGCAACATTTTTATAGGGTTGACTAATCTGATACGACCTAGGCTTTATTCCCGTACACGGTGGCCCCTTTGTATATGAGGCTTTATTTTTGTTACCAGGATCTGACCCTCCTCCTTCCACTGTATAGAGAACAGAATCGCCTTCATTGTAGTCTTCTGCGACTACAATGACATGACCCCTGCCGCCCCACCTATCAAGAGAATCTACGATTATGACGTCACCTCTTTTTAGAGAAGGAAGAGAAGAAAGTTTTGCTTCCTCTTTAGAGGCATAAAATTTACCATTGGGCTCAACTGGTAGCTGAGGCAGAATTAATGCTCCTCTGACTCTTGCGATTGCATGCAAGTCTGAAACAGGATTGCCTCTTGCCAGATCGGTGAACCAGTCGACTATCACCTTAGGCGCATCGGGTTTACTACTTACAGGCAAGGCGCGAGGTCCATCGGGTAGGTCTCCCCAAGGTCCCGACTTTGTGATGTAGGACTCTATTTTACCAGATCCTGTCCCAGACTTCTTGTAGTCGAAGAAATATCTTGCTCCGCCCTTGCCGAGTGCGACTCTGGCGAACATGCCACATGATGAGGCTTGACTGCATTGCTGTATCGCTGCCTTCAAATTATTCGTCGCTTCTAGCGGCAAAATAGCGTATGAATATTTTTCTGGGTCTTGACTCCAAAAAGTACCAGCTGAGTCGTCCAAAAAGGCTTTGATAGCATCACGTGCTTCAGATTCAGGATCAGTCCCGCCGTCAGCAGGCTCGCCTAGAGGTGGAGAATAGCCCACCTCTTTCATTGTCAAACCTACTAGTCCAGAAGGAGCTGTACCTAATGTCTTTGACAGTGCATGACAGATTGACATCTCGGCCATCTTCCTGCCGAGGACTCTCCTTGAGGCTTGCATTACAGTGTCTGGGCTCACACCGTTTTTGTCCTGAGGTTCATTTTTACCGAAGAGACCAGCATCATTGATCATCTTGCAGACATCTCCCAGCGCGCCTGGGATGTCGAACGTAATGAGTTTAAAAGCTATCTGAGGTATGCCTCCGATTAGACCCAACATGAAATCCGGAAACCCAAGAACCATCGACAGTTTCATGCTGAGAAGGCACGGTATCTCTAAAGAAGGAAGACCTATTCCGAGCTGAGGCAGCTCAGGAAGAGGAATTTCTATTCCTGGTGGCAGCTTCGGTACTGGGAGTTCGAGCAACGCACTCGGAAGTTTCGGTAACTCAATTCCTAGCTTGACCGCTAAAAGCGGCGGATTGGGAATCATGAAGACCATGAAGTCGCCTAAGCCGTCTAACTTTAAATTACCTCCTAAGCTTGTTGCTAAAGCAACAGGGTCGGCGACAGGAAGCAAATTATACTCAGACGGATTGTCGAGAGCCCTCGCGAGGTCGAGGTAATAACCCAAGATGTTCTTGTGAAAATCAGGAAATATCTCGATGTTTGGAAGGTCTCGCCGAAGGCGCTCGGCCATCTCTGGGCTAACAGGCGGTAGAGGATCCCCGCACGGGAAGGGAGGCGATCCGCCCGACAACTCTTTTATCACGTCTTCAACGAATCGTTCTTTTGCCGCTTCAGGAAATCCTGAGGTTAATTCAGCTTTACTCTTATCACCGCCGTGAGGAGTCAATATGCCTGCATGCACCATGCACCCGTCGCCAGGACCTGCTGTATAAGGATTAGGCAAAGTCGAATACCCTTTCTATTTGATCAACACCTTGTTGGCAAATTTTGCTTGTCCTACGGCCAAAATGGGATTATTGTTACCGTCACCTGCGGCAGCCCCTGCGAAAAAGCCTCCCATGGTAGTGACTAGCGACGGTCCCGATATGTTGCCGTCCACTGCAGAGACAGGTTCATCTGAGCAGACAATACCCTTGTCGGCGTCTTCTCCTCCCAGTTTGATAAATCCCAATTTGGAAGGCTTGAAAATGATGTCGCCGTTAGTTTTTATCATGATAGAAGCCCATTTGTCCAAATCAGCTTCTTCGTCTTTTCTTGACTGACGATTGGGCACTTCTGTCACTGTGTAATTCGTAACAACGAGCTCTAGATCAGACCTAGCTATCATTCTCACCTTGTCTGACTTGATGACTATTGCGGCTTCTCCTGCTGAATCGTCTTGAGAAAATCCAGTTTTCGAATTGAAACCAGTTAGTCCGAATTTGGAGTCGGGGTTTGTCCGTTGCGAGATAAGAATTCTGCTTCTGTCGTTCTTGTAGTCTGGATCTCCCTCGGTTGGTGAAAGAACAGAATGAGACTTGTTTAATTCCTTCTTTATGGGTGTGCCTTTAGTAGTTCCTTTGGCATCCTTGATACTTGTTGTGTCAGCTTCGACTCCAAGCGTCTCAGGCGTGCAACCCCTACCTGTCACCATGTCTATTGCACCTGCTTCTTGAGCAAAAGAAGGTACAGATAATGGTCCGTCTCTGTCTGTGCCGAGGACAATCAAAGAGTTATTTGAACCTTCTAAGACTACATCTGCTGGTCTCTTCCTGAATCTGGGTATTGACTCGAATGTGGTATATTGGGCAGCGACCGTTTCAGTGACAAGAAGTTCGAATATGTCTTCTGGGACGTCTTTCAGGATGTTGAAATCAATCGAGGTGTGTCTATCACCTTCAAAATCTACGACAGGCCCGTTTCTAAGCTCGTGCCAAACGTTCTCACCCGTGGCAGCTGTATTCTGTTTCTCTGCATCGGCTGCTTCCCTGACGGACGGAAACAAAGACTTTTCAAATGCACGTGCAGGGTGAGAATGGTTTACGTCGTCGGCTACATTTACATCAACGACTCTGCAGAACCAATAGCCTATTTGAGGTCGACTCGCTGCCGGGTTGTCAAACATCGCCCAGACCAATTCACCAGGTTTGCAGGGCAATGAAAGGTGCGACGGAAAGAAAGGAAAAAGAAACATTGGGAATTTTGTTTCCCCTGCCTCCTTGGCTACTATCGTATTTCTTGGCAAAGCATTGGCAAGATTGAAATTAGACACTCCTAATTCACTAAGCCACCGATTTCTAGCGTCGTCGGCCAAAGTTTCAGTATTAGGGTCGGAGATTACCTCGATCACAATCATCTTGACGAAAGTGGGCGATGGTACGGAATGTAGTATATGTGAATCTACATTGAAAGTACCTTCAGTGATTCGTCTTATGTTGTCTGCGCCGTCTCTGCTGTTAGTCGACATTCAAGACCCCAGCTTCTTAAACATTTCTTCTGGGTCTATTTCTTTGTCGTCTTTTGACTCAGACTTCGACACCAGCTCTGCAAGTCTAATGATTTGGTCGTTAGCTTTGCTCATCTTTTCTATGTAAGTCGCAAGTGCTTTGCCATGTACTGCGTGCTCTGTGCTCTTATCCTGGACTATCTCCACTAGGGAGGTGAACAAAACATAAGCATTCTGTCTATCTGTTATCGCGTTCTCGTATATTTCCCGCCACAGCTTTTTCTTTTTATCGGACACTCCATCGATTTGTGTGAGGAGTTCGTTGAAGTCCTGTATCTTCTCTTCGATAGAGACGTCGTTATTCTTTGATGTTGACATGTCTTTATAACAATATTCAGAAGTCTCTATTTGTGTCCACTTTGGTCTTCTTGTAGTGACGTTTAATTGACTGCATTGCAGTCGTCAGTTGCTTAGGCGATAGACCCGATAGCTCTCTCATGTAGAGAAGAACGGCACTTTTGTTTAGTAGGTCTATCTCGTCTATGTTCTCGAAGATTGTGATGATTGCATTGATGCAGGTCAATTCATTCTCTGTCTTGACACGAGTTCTTATTTCGTACAGGAGGTTGACAGTAGTTTCTACTGAGTCGACTGAGTCGATAATGAAGTCTTGTGACGGAATTAGGCTATGCTCTTCTATGATTACGGTCTCATGCTCAGTCAGACCAGTGGGATCATCGAGACTAATATTTCTTTTGACACGTTGCGCTTTTTGTTTTGTCCTGATGATCAACCAGTTTTTGGCAACTACATTGAAATATGAAAAAGCATTCGTACCTCTCGCCTGATCGAATTTGTGTATTGTCTCAAAAAGAAAATTGACACAGTCGTTCTTGAGCTCTTCATAGGTGTCATGCATCCCTGTGAACTTATGAATATTGATCAGGTTCTCGACCAACTTTAGAAATGCCGGCAATATCTCGTCGACGTAGAGTCTATCTCTTTCCTTCTTCGATTTCTCGGCTTGAAATCTAACTATTGCATCTTGAGTTCCTGCATTGAAATACAGCTTAACTGATGAGGCATTTTTAGTTCTTGCGTTTAAGCCGTCCAAGGGATCAAGTTTTTCTCCGGAATCATAGGAAGCTGCATCTACGTCTTCCAGAAGCAACTTGGTCTTTCTCTGTTTCTGTCTTTTTGCAGTCATATTTAGATCGTTTCTACATCTTGGTTGTTCTCTGATGACACTGACATATCGAGTATTATAGCGATCTTGTGAAGTGAGTCTTTCGCTTCTGTTATGTCACGTACTAGGTCTTTGATTATTGGTTCGTCTGAAAAGACTTCTATTTTGGTTTTTGCGTCTATCTTCTGGTATTGTTCATCTAAAACTTTGAGAGAGTCTTCAACAGCTTCTTCCACACTCTCAAGCTTATCCATGAACGCCAGGTTTTTCTTGACGCTGAAGAACAAACCTGACGTTGTGACTGCACATATGACTCCGAGGGCAATCGTGAGTATCACAGAATACCTTTCGTAATTTCATCATATTTGCCCATTACACTTTGAATCGAATATTCTTGTAGCAGCTTTTTTTGCAACGACTGAGCCCATTCCTTTGGAATGGTGCTATTGTTTCTAAATTTTGTGATCTTTCGCTTGAAGTCTTCCTCTTTCGGATTTGCCCATTTGCTTCCCTTCATAAACAGTTTCCCATCCAGTCTGGATGGATGAACTTCAGAAAGAGAATAATCGACATCTATAAATTTGCCGTGCGACATGAAATCAAGATGCCCCGACCAGTTGGTTGCAACAACTGGAAGCCCTGAGGTTGCTGCCTCTAAGATTGGCAGACCATAACCTTCCCCTCTCGTTAGAGATACGAGAGCTTTGATCTTTGGGTGTCGATATAGAGAAGCGACTTCTGAATTGGACATGTTTCCATGAACAATATGGATCTTTGGGAACGGTCCTTTTCTTACTTCCCTGAGAAGAGCTTCAAATGTTTGATTGACGACCTTTCTGTCGATGCAAGTATTTTTTCCAGCGTTTGTCTTTATGACTATTCCAACTTCTTCATCGTTGGCAAAGGTCTCACAAAGCCATTTGACTGTATAAAATATGTTCTTCCTGTCGTTCTCAGGGTTAGTCCCGGTAAGCTGTCCAAAGACCAGGAAATTAAAACTGGTGCTGAATTCTAGGTCGTCTACACCTGTCTTTGTGTCTAGCCCTATTTCATCAGAATATGCCTCTGGTACAACATGCAGGGCCGAATTAATTTTTCCGCAAGACGTCAAGCTTTCAGCTGCATGCTTTGAAGGAACCAGGACCATTGACATGGAATTGCAAGCACTTGTCCAAGCAGGATTGCACTTATCTGTCTCAATTCCTGCTGTGATTCCGATGTTAGTCTTGGCAAGCTTTGGGTCCCATTCATTCGGTAGTTGAAGTTGGACAGAGACGTCATAATTCTTGCCAGTAGGATCGACGGTTTTTTCCATCAGCTTTCCAATGAGACCGTCTTCAATGTTGCTGTTTATCAACCACGGAGTGTCACCCCATGGCAGAGCTTGTACTTCGAGATCGACATCTTTTTTCGAAAGGAGCCAACGTGCTATTTGACGTGCATGTACCCCATAACCGGACTGTGTCAAGACAGGACCTCTAAGAAGAACTTTCTTACGGGCGATAGGATTTACAATCATCATAGCTCACTCACCTTCCAGCTCTTGTAATTCTTCTTCCACTCGTCTGTGGACTTTGTCAATGTGTGGTCCCAGTCATCCACCATCTTTTGTATCGAATAGTCCTTCTTTGCTCTTTCCATTGCCTTCTTACCGATTCTGTCTCTCTCTTCTGGGCCCATTTCGTACATCTTCATGTAAGCCTTTGACACAGTCTCGTGTGAGACGAAGTCTTCGTAAATGTATGGAACCATGTGGTTGCCAATCAGTGTTCTCACTTCCGGCTCGAGAGCGATTCCATACTCCTCACCTGTTTCTGGGTTCTGAACTTGTCGCGACAACCCACCTGTCTTAAGGGCTATGATCGGTTTGCCGCACATCATCATTTCGAGAGTCGGTAGTCCAAAACCTTCGTTACAGCTTCTGTTTACGATGGTGTCTGACATGTTGTAGAGGGTCTTCATGTCATGAAAACCAATTCTTTCCTTTGAGAAAACGATGTTGTCTCTAATGCCTAACATCTCGATGACTTGAAAGAGGTTGGTCCCCTCAGGATCCATTGGATCTGTGTGGAGAATCATCGTTGCCTTCTTGTGCCCCTTCTTTTCTTGCAATTCCTCTAAGAACATTTTCCAAGAGACTAGGATGTCACTTGTCATCTTTCTTCTTGCATTTCTAGAGACGTAGAGACAAGTAAAATGATCTAATTTGTCTTTGCCCATGAGAGCTGCCTTAAACCTTAAGGCTTCTTCCTTAGGAATGGGCGAATAAAGATCGGACGGGACAGCATGAGGTATGTAGTTTGTTTTCTCTGGGAAGTGTTCCTTGACCATCTCGTACGTCGGGTAATTGATGCAGTTGATTAGATCCGTCGACTCATAGAAAGGTCTGTTGAAATCTGGCCAGGGTGGATTGTCCCATAGGTGCCAATACACGATCGGACAAATTTGATGAATCTCGTCCTCCATCTCCCAGACCCACACGAAGAATCTAGGGTCTGTGAATAACATAAGCGCATCAGGCTTCAGCTGTGCCAATGTCTTCCTGAGAAGGTTCTTGTCTCCAAAGCCATTCGTAGGCTTTATGACGAAGTCAGGATTGACTACAACTGTATCATAGTTGTCATGTCTGACAGCGCCTCCGAAACATCGAAAGCTATACTTGCCAGTACCGACTAGACCTGAGACCAACCATCTTGCTTGAGTTCCAACTCCTGATGTTGAAAGCGGGTGGTCTGATAGCAACAGTATGTTCTTTTTCTGCATTGTCCCTATATTACCTAAAACTGAAAAGTTGTAACTTCAAGTACAGTATTGTGTGCCCTTGAATTCGCAAAAGGTGCAAGAATCTCTATTTTTGATGGAGACGCCTCTCTTCACAGAAGTAATCATGTTTCCAACGACCTTGAGCGACCGCTTAATTGGAACTTCCCCGAGAGAAACAGAGAAGAGCTCGCAGTGATTCCCTGTTTTTGCTTGCTTCTTAAGAATGACGAAGCCACAACGAATGTCTTTGAAAGGGACGCTGGGATTCTTCTGATGCCAGTAATTCTTGTAGAGACCCAGCTGCGCCTTAGTCATCTCGTCTGATCGCTTTTCCTTGAACCAACCTCGGTTCGACGTCTTCCAGTCGAGAATCCAATACAGGTCTTCACCTTTCTTACCTTTCGACTTGATGACGCCGTCAATGAAACCCTTAAAGGCATGTGGGTGCCCTTCTACAGCTTCGTAAAGCTGATGTTCTGCATCAACGACCTCCCAGCCAGGGAAAGTATTTTCCAAGAACTCAGGTACCTCAGCAAGTATCTGCGCTGCTTCTAGCTTTGCGGTCTCAAGAGACTTGATAGTGAAGTCTTCTTGACCTGACTTCTTTCTCCATGCTTCATCCAATGCATTCATGCAAATCTCTGTCTTCATCACTTTCGTGAGGAGATAGTCTTCGCATGCAGAGTGAACAGCCGTGCCGAATTCTAGAACAGGAGACGGCTTGGAGAAGTCTAGCTTCTTGACGTGGACGAGATTATGACGATAAGAACACTCTTTCCAAAGCTTCACTTCGGAGAATGACACGTGAGGCTTCCCCGTTGGGAGAGTTTCGAAAAGCGCCTTTTCTTCTTGCATTGTATTGCTACACTACAGCGCAAGGAGACAGGAGTTCAAAGAGTGTTTAGACAGGTGCTAAAGTCAGTTCGCACACATAAGTCAAAAACGTCACAGTTTGACTTTTTTCGTAGAGACTGCCCGGCCGATCAGATCTTCCCAGTCACGTTCTGGTCTTACTTCTAGATTCTTTTTCCATGCACCATCCATGACAGGAGTATCTATGGAAAGATCATCTGCGATCTTTGTCATTGCGTTTAAATCCTTGACAAAACATGAGCCTCCGAACCCGTAATGGCCATCCGGTCCAGGCACAGCCCAGTGACTCTCTCCTAGGCGTCTATCATATTTCGCATATTCGACAACCTTATCATAGTCCACATTAAGACCGGATTTATCTAGGGCTTGACAGACCTGCGCCATCTCATTCGCAAATGCAACTTTGACTGTGAGGAAGTTGTTGGTGAGATATTTCACCATCTCTGCGGTGGTGGATGAGGTCTTCACAAGCGGGACATTCGGAAATGCTGTCTGAAATACTTGTTTTACCGTGTTGATCCAGGGCCGAGGACCTCCGAGAATGATGCGATTCTGGTTGCGCATATCATCAAGTGCATTGGCCTCTGTTAAAAATTCTGGATTGAAGACAACATGAAGACCGGTCTCTCCGAACCTCTTATTCCATCTTTCAGTTGAACCGGGCGGCACCGTAGACTTTACAACAGCAATCCTGTCGCCTGGCATCTGTGAAAGCTCTGTAAGAACTCCTTCCACGATGCTGAGGTCTGCAGAACCATCTTCAAACATGGGTGTAGGTAAACAGACAAAAAAGACTCCCGAAAAGTCTTTAAGTGATTCACATGCAGCAGCAAATGTTTGTACTGCCGTAGGTGTCAGGTGAGAGGTCAAATCGGTCGGCGCGAGACGATTATTACCGCCCGGAGCGACTTTACCAGTCTTGTCGTATGTATAAACATCAAATCCACGTTCTGAAAATACAGTCGTGAGAGAACCGCCTACAAAGCCTTGACCGATAACTGCGATCGTTTGTTTCATGTGAATATCAAAAGTTCAGAATGTCTGTTTTGCAATTTAGTCAATTGACGCATTGTTTGTTAATGGTCTTGTGTAATTTAATCCTAAAATCTTTATCGTTAGATTGATACAGCCTGACCCATGTGTCCTGTTGACAATGCTTTCACTTTCATGTGTCTCATCTTTGAGACAAGATGTTGTAAAGACTTGAATAGTAATTGTCGACCGTAGGAGAAAAGAAGTCTACTTCTATTCCAGCATCTTTGAAAATTTCGATGTTCAAGTAGTCTTTCCCGCCAGAACCAGAGACATATTTCTTCGCGCCTAGCTGACGGCATATCGAGAGAAGAAGTTCTGACTTTGTACCTTGCTTACCCGTGATCGAAGAGGACATGACAATGTCATTTTCAATTCTGAGTTTTCTTCGGCACCACTGAATCGACGACATGTTGATGTCGACCAGATTTTCACTTGAATCATATACTTCAGACATGTCTTGCTTCAGATTGAAAAATATCTGTTTCTTGATCTTGTCTCGCCAACGAACATCCTTGCTGACTTTTACGTCCTTTATCAGCATGGAGTTAGCGTCTTTCTCCACAGGAACCGTGAACCACTCTTCTTGCCCGGATCGATTAAGAAACCTGTTTCTATTCTGAAAGTCGTTCTTCTTGAATTTGACATCATCTAGTACTACGAATAAGTCAGCTGAGGACATTTTCTGGAAGAAGCCCATGTACGGAAAATGTTCCGGCTGATGTATCGTTACTATCATATGAACATCCTGAAGGGCATGAATCCCTCAGCATACTTGCAGACTCTGCTCTTGCTTCCGTTTGCAATTGCCTTTGACTCTATTATTGTCTGTAGGTCGACAGAATAATCTTCTGAACCCAACAGTTGAGATGCATAGTTCTTTGATGCTTCTTTTTTCAGATCCATCACATGGCTCGAAAGCTCTACGAACATGCTTGGACTAAAATCGTAAGAAGAAGGAGTCTCATAGAAGACTACGTTTCTGGTATATCTGCATGCAGAAAGAGAAGCTTCACAAACTGCTCGATGATCTTGATGTGTATCTTTGCTGTAAGGTATGAAGATGTATTGATAGCTATTTTTTCTCAGGCCTTGTTCGATAAACCCTACTAATTCGTTATAGAATCGACTAACTTCTCTATCGACTCCTGGGAAAAATACGAGCTCTATTTTGGATTTGGAAGTAGCGACTTGTTGCCACGCATTTTTCTCTTCGCTAATCCTGATGTTGTCTTCAGGAGACATGCCTCGCGAAACTACACAGCACACATCGATGTCGTGAGTTTCTCTACTCTTTAATATGAGACCTCCGCATGATATGAAGACATCGTCTGGATGCGGACCGATGAATAACAACTTATTTCTTTGAGTCATAGTGACCTCAAGAAAGCAAGCAAATTCTCATTCTGCTTTTCGAAATCGAATTTTTCTTCAACAAGATTCTGTAGACCGTCTCCCATTTTCTGTCTCAGAACATGTGATTCAAAAAGTCTTTCGAGACAGTATTCCCAACCCTGGGGGTTGCATGCTACGAAACCGGTATTGTTCATGTCTAAAAGCTGTATAGCAGAAGGAAAGAAGTCTGCTACCACAGGTATCCCCAAAAGACCAAACACAATAAACCTGCCCGGGTTTGAAGGCATCTTGAATCTAATTGAATAGTCGTCTTTGCTATAGTTGAAATTTTTCTGCAAGACTCCTTCGTTTTTATCTTTCACATTGTGAAGGATATTGTTGGGAACTATGCCTACGTCGCAATTCCCGAGATGTCTGTGATAGTTCTCCATGCTCCAGGGAACATGAACGACATTGACTCCTTGAGGAATCCATTCTTCATATCCGGTAGGAGCTAAACCGCTATGCATGACTACTAAGTCCAAATCAAACTTGCTTGAAAGAGATGACAAAGCAGGAGTCACTGTCTCCGACATACATTCTAGATGGATTAAATTCCCGTGGTATCCTACCGAAATTCTGTCTTTTCTTTCGTGCTTCTTCTTTGTAGATTTGATTTTTGGATATTCGGCGTACCTGACGATAGGTTTCTTTGAGATGCGCCAGAAGTCTTCCATTTCTATGGAGTCAACGACAAGAAAATCACAAAAATCTATGCTTTCCGCTACGCTGTAGTTTCTTGGATCTATGATTCCCAATTTAGCGTTTGGTGCAGCCTGCTTGATCTCTTTTGCCCAGTGATGGTCATATGTCATCAGAAGAACGACGTCATATTCGCTCACTTTTTTGTCATAATAGCTGATACCAGGCATCGACTTAAGTGCGTCTCCATAAAACATGGAGCATGCAGCATTAGGCTGGGAAGTCAGAAAATCTATCTTCATCAAAGCATCCTGATGATTTCATCTATGGCTTCTGAATAACTTTCTGTGAAGCCTCGCTGAGTGAATTTCTCAGTCTTAGACAATGTAGCACGAAGCAATCTGTTGTATTGGTCGTCTGATAGATTTGCAGCTGTCGTTGCACCGTTCATCACGTTATCTATGAGGTTTCCTTCATCAGATAGCTGTATTCCACAATCTGAAACATTTATAGAGGTCCATGGATTGATAACGGGAACCAATCCTGCTCTCATTGCCGTCGAAACTGACGTGCAGCAACTCTCAGACGATGAATGAAATATGACATAAGAGCATTTACGAGCAATGGAATTGAATTTGTCTTTTCCGGGCTCTATGAAGCCATGATATTTGATGTTCTTAGAATCTTTTATCTTTCCCATGTATTGTTTTTCAAACGCTTCTTCCATGGGTCCACAGATATGCAAAGTCTTGTCTGGCATCTCTAAGAAGGCTTCAGTGACTATGTCTACTCCTTTGCATATTAGGCCGTTCCCGGCAAAGCACAAGAATTCATTCTTGGACCTCGTCGATGACCATTCCTCGCTGTAAGAAACTTCGGGGCTCACTGCAGGAGTGAAATTAAGAACTACTTTTCCATAGCTGAGATAACTGTCATAACTTCTAGTACCTTTCTCACCGATAGTTAAGACACAGTCTGCAGCGTCCATGATGTCTAGGAAAGACTTGCCTGTGACTTCTCCAACAGTCCTCATCGGCGGCGCATGTCTTCCTGTCCTCTCTTCAAACATCTGGTATCGCTTCAATACCATTGCGTTAGAGAGGTCTGGTTGAGGTCCCATGGCGAGAAGGACCTTTATCTTGGCACCAGAAGACTTTGAATATCTTGCGAAATGTCGACCGCTGTTACCTACACCTAGACCCAGAAATAAATCGTACTTTTTGTTTGGCTGCCAATTGTGATTGTCTCTATCGATCAGGTCTACTGCGAAGCCTTTGCTGTTCAGTATCTCTATCGCTCTCAATATCTCCCAATTGTTCGTGTGGACATAACGAGAGACATCTGTATAGAAAGGTTCTGTCTTGTAAAACATCGCAGCACGACGCGTCGGCGTGATCGTCTTGTGCGAGATGTTTTCTATCAATTTCAAGTGAGTCTCCTGAGCTTCGAAGTCATTGCATATAGACCTGTCTCTTGCGGTCTTAATTCTAGGAAAGAGTATTGAGTCTCCCATCCACGGGCTGCGAGATAGTCTCTATAGAAACTGATGACAAAATCTTCAGATAGATTCGATGATTCCTTGCCGTAGAAATTATCTCGGCGTGCGCGCCATTCGTGTTTGTCCTCATAGTTGAAAGGCCTTGTTTTGACATTGAACACAACTATACCCTCAGACGCCAGAAGACCGAGCACTACGTCAAGAGCTTCGAAGTGCTCGCAATATTTGTCATAACAGCCCATGGGATTGTCCAGCACAATTAGATCAAATTTCTCATTCGTCTGTCTCGCTAACCTGAATGAGTCTCCAATGACCACGTGTGCATGTGAAGGAAGTACTTCCCTCAACTTTTCCTCAAATTTGGAATCTATCTCCCATGCATGTATCTTCTTGACAAGCGATGCATAATGACGCGTCTGCCATTCACCTGTTCTTGCAAAGAAGTCTAAAGCAGAAAACTCACTGAGTCTTTCTCCTTTTTCGTCGAGCCGCTCTAAAATTCTTTTAATTGCACGAGAATAGTCTATTGTCACTTTTTCCTCAGCTCCAGAATGTATCTACCTTTGTCCACAAAACCTAGATTATTGTGCAACTTGAAACCATGGAAAGTTTTTTCGAGATAATCTACGAGTCGGTCTAATGTCTGAAACGACCATCTTGTTGTGTCTACCCATTGATTGCCGACTGGTTGCTTTCCATTTTCTGTGAGACGTGTCTCAATGATGATCCTCTTGCAAGATTTGACAATCTTCTTGGCATTTTCTTCTGGGTTTCTCGTGTGATGGAATACAGAGAACAACATGACAGTGTCGAATTCGCCTATGTCTTCCACGAAGTCCAAATCCGTGCACGAATAGTTGATGTCTCTACCGAGGATGTTGGATACTATCTTTGCTCCAATGACTATGAGTGGATCGTTGTCGACTCCTGTTACTTTGCAGCCTCTGTCGTGAAGATACTCACAAAGCAGTCCGGCATTACAACCGACGTCTAGAACTCTTTCGCTTCGAGAGAAATCTACGCTATCTAAAATTTTCGCTCTGGCGTCTAGACTCCTTGAGCCAAGCGCGAAAATTTCTGGTGTGTCTATCGTGTGATAGATACCGCTTGCGCTGTTGGTTGTCTTCTGTTTTCTGAATATAGTTGTATTCGCTAGGTCGAGAGATGTTCCACGCAAGAACTGAAAGGAATTCTGATTAGAAACACCCGGGAAGTGCCTGAGCCAATTTCCAAACCCATACTTCTTTTTGTCATGATCGTCGCAGTAAGCCAAGAATTGTTTGTTGTCCGACGTTCGTACTTCATCCGTCAACATTTCTGCCTGGTCGTAGTCTATGAGGACGCATACTCCCGTCTTTGAGTTAAATCTGACGTTTGAAGGTTTCACATCGCCTTGGTACACACCGAGCTTTTTCTGTTCTATCAGAGAGAGTAGTAGGTCTGCAAGGCTGTAGTTTTCTTCAGACACTACATACTCCTGCAGGATGTAGTCGTACGACTTTTCTTGACTATGCGGTTGTACTCCTCTTTCTTGCAAGAAAGAAGAATTTATGCTGCCTGTCTCATAAGCGACAGGACATGTCTTACTTCCCATTGAATTGAGGTGATGCATCACTTCAAATTCTTGGCGTACATCTCTTGACTTTCTAGGGTTTTTGACGTACTGAACCTTCAGAAGGTATTTCCCAGTGGCGTCTATAGAGGTCAAAGTCTCTCGACGCTCGTTGAATTTCAAATTATCGAATCTAAGATTATCTATGAGAATCATTGAAGACCTCTTGCAACCACTATCCTGTTTGGGTTACCACTAGCCGTCAGTCCAAGGTCCAGAACTATGTGCTCCTCAAAATGCTTGATGAGGACGTTCAGGTCTCTGAAGCATCCGAACCTGCTGTCATAATCGTCAAATGCCCAGATTGTAGACTTTTTTGTACGAGGCATTAGAGACAAAAAGTCGTCTAGAACGGCGTAGTGGTCGTGTGAGCCATCGATCCAGCAGAGGTCTGCAACAGCATCGTCTTCTTTTATTTTCTTAGAAAGTTGCTGTGCATCACCTAGCACAAATCTAATATTTTTATTTTCTTCAAAAGAAGAGTCTCTATCGTCCTTTATATCGCACGTATAGACCAAAGAGTCTGACAAAGCTTTGGCAAAAATAATGGATTGTAGGCCTTGTGCCGTACCGACTTCGACAAAAGTCTTCATGTCTTGTCCTAGAGCTTTTGCCTTTAGCGCTACGTGCATCAAGAAAGAAGGTCTTTGTTTCAGATCAGACAAAATTTGTTGACGTCTATGAGGATCGAATATTCCACTAGAAGTCAACTTTTGGTCCTGGACTTTGAAAGATACGTCGTTCCAAATGGTGTCACAGATGTCTTTGGCACGAGAGTCCATTGCGTCGAAGCTATTGACGCAATCTTCGAAAAAATTCATCACGACCTCCTCTTGACGGCATAAATGAAGATGTCACCGAAAGGTGTACCGTTGAACATCGTCGAAAGCATTGCAAGATCCTTTGACGACACAAGATCTGTCTTAGCCCTCTGTGTGAAGATGTCTGGGTCGAGCTCTTGATTGTTATTGATATTCACGGAATCATAGTACATCTGAGAAACGAGATTGACTGCCTCGTTAGAAATCTCTACGTTTGACTCTTGAAAAACATTGACGACAGTGTCGAAGATGTCTTGATAGATCGTGATGCAAGTCTCTTTGTCAAGCTTGCTCTGCAAATGTTTTTCAAGCTTCTTGGTAAGAAGCTTGCTCATTGCATCGTGTATCTGTTTCTTCATGTTGCTTGATGTATTATAAGCTCGATAGACAGTTTATGTACTTTTCTGTGACGTCCTGTATGTCTATTGTAGACTTTATTCCGTTCACAAATGAATTTCTGAAATCAAGAAGTGGCGGAGAGTACAGGTCAAGAGGTCTCATGTCCCATTCCATGTCTTGAACGACTGTGGAATTTTCTCCCGATATTTCTCTCGTTCCTCCCGACGAAGATACGACGATCTCACATCCCGATGCTCTTGCGTCCACGACGACGTTGGGACAGTGGTCTAAGAACGCCAAATGAACAAATTTCTTTGAGCGCTTATAGACTGAGATGCAGGCTTCCCATGTTTGTTTTCCTACATACAAGACATCGTCGCGTTCAACAATTAAATCTGGATTATCTCCCAAGACAATCAAACACGCCTTATTCGACTTATTTTCCAGGAAGTACCTGATATTCTCCTTGAGCCTCTTGTGAGGTCTCCACGACGAAGAGCAACACCAAACTTCTTCGAATCTGTCAAGAGCTGGGTGTGTTGTCGCAGGTATTGCATCTATCTCTTCTTGTGAAGTTCCATTCCCTATTACGAAGGAAGACTTAGCAATACCAAAGTATTTTTCTGATAGTCTTTTATTGAATTGTGACTGATATATTACGAGATCAGACTCGTTGAAAGACTTCTTGATCGGTTGATTCAGCGCTTCCCAGTCTTGTCTCGTGTTGAAATAGATGCCATCGAGTCTGAGCGCTGTCTTTTTTGCCTTGACAGATAGTCTCTGTATGAAAGACAATTGGACGTCAGGCTCTTTGACGACCGTTGAGGCTTCATGTCCGCGCTTGTTTAGCTCGTCCATTAGCTTTCTGCCAAAAGAATTGGGTCCGCTAGTGGACTTAGGATCAACATTATCGAGAAAAATTTTCACTTCAGGAAGCCTCTTTCTCGAATCCTTTCAGCAGACATCTTTTGCCTGATCGATCTTTCGCTAT